ATCACCGCTTTGAGGATCGCGGGATAATGTTCCGGAACAACCTCGGCAATCCCCAAATCCTTCACGGCCCGCCGCAGCAGTGTCGAGAAGGACACGCCGAGATGATGGACCTGAAGACGCCCGCCCCGCTGGCCGGTGACTTGACAGGTGTAATCATCCCGTTCTATCACGGCCGCGCGCCATTGGTCGTATTCCGCGCTGTTGCGCAAGACCGTTTGCAGACAGGTAATGCCGCCCTTCCAGTTCGGACGGTTTTCGCGATGGCCGTCAGCATTGCGCGCCCGCAGCATCTCAACCGACGAGCGCCGTTCCACCCCTGCAGCTTCCAGCCGCTTGAGCACCACCGGCTTGCTCAGCCCCACCTCGGCGCCGATAGCCGCGGCAGTCTTCCCGGCCCTGTAAAGTTCAACAACCAGATCTGTGCTGACGCCCGAATGATTATGAGGGACCAGGCCGGGTTTGAATTCGGTCGCCGTTGATGGCCTGCGCCCGACGTGACCGGCGCGGTTTGCTTCTTTCACATGGGGCAATGCCTGCTGTTCCTGCTTGGTGCGCAAAACAAGACCATGGCGGATGAACTGTCTGCGCACCGCTCCCATGCATAATCCGTATTTATCACCAACTTCAACGAGAGAAGCCCCGCTCTGATACAGGGCATATGCTTCCTCGATACTTGAAGCGATCCGGCTTTTTGGGGACATGACAGTTCTCACGCTAGGGCAATCGTAGTCACTGTACCACTTGAGCCCTTGAAGCGTAAATTACCGCTCTCGACGTACAGAATACCCCCGGCTGTCGGGCTGCCACTTGGCGCCGTGCCGTTGCCGATGAACAGCACCTTGACGCCGGAGCCAAACGACGACCCGTTGATGCCGAGGTTTCCGGTTGACCGCTCGAGCAGGAACGGCGTGTTCTGGAAGGTTCCGGCGTCGTTGTAGCGGTTGATCGCAAAATCGCTGCCGACGTTGCTGCCGCTCTCCGCCGTGCCGTTGGTGTACAACTTCCAGCGCGTAACCCCGGCTGTCTGCCAGTCGATGATTTTGTTGTTGGACGCCGCGCCGTCGATAATCAGGGCGGCTGTGGTGCCGACAATGCCGCGCATCGCCACGTTGGTATCGCCGACCGTGTCGGTGCAGCCCGAGAAAACGTTGTCGCGCACTCGAGCCGTTACCCTGACCGCAGTTGGCAGGCTGATCGGAGACGTTGCGCAGGTTTCGAAGTAGTTGCCGGTGATGATCAGTTCGTCTGCCGCAACCCCAGCCAGAATGCCGTAGGGTGATGCCGAGAACGACGAACCAATGATTTGCGCCTTGCCGTTGATGACGTTGACAGCGCTCTGATCGTTGCTCCAGAACGAGCAGCCAAGGACGCGCGTTGTTGCTCCGCCAGTCGTGTCGATATAAATGCCGTCGTTCTGCGCCGCCGCCTGACAGCCGATCAATGCCGTCCTCTTGGCCGTGCCCTTGATCCGGAAGCCTATCGAGCTGGACGCAATCGCGGCGTTGTAGTCGGCGGAGCAGCTCACGAGCTGGCAATCGTCGGCGGTATCGATCTCATAGCCGCAGGCGTAGCCATAGCTGAAACAATTGGTCAGCTTGTTCCAATCGCCCACGTCGGCCATGCGGTACGCAATGCCCGTGCGCGTGATGATGGTGGGGTCAGCGGCGGACCAGACATTCTCGGCCGTGAGGTAGGGATAGCAATGGCAGTTGCTGATACGGCCAATGTCGTAGGTCGCGGTCAGGTCGAACCCGGCGGTGCAGTCCACCAGGACATTGTCGATCACGAACCGCTGCGCGCCGAAACTGAACACCGCCTTAGCAAAGCCCAGGATCAGCGAGTTCCGGAGCGTCACATCCTTGCCCGTGATGCTGACCGCCGTGCCGCTGAAGGCCGCAACCTGCGTCGCGGCGTTACCCTGAGTGAACGGGATGGTGAGCGCTGAGTTGACGATAGTGATCCCGTCGAACCCGCTCAGGCTGGCAACCGTGATCGTGGCGGCCGGGTTGAGTTTGATGGTGGAACCGCGTGTTGAATACGGCTCCAGGATCGGCGAGGCGCCCGACCCCGGTTTGATGAAGTGGCCTCTGAGCTGGCAGCGAACCGGGATCGTGAAGCTGGTTGCGACATAATACGTACCGCCCTGGCTCAGCCAGATCGTGCCGCCGTCAGCCCCGAGCGCCGCAAACGCCGCCGTGAAGGCTGCCGTGTTGTCGGTCGAGCCGTCCCCGACCCCGCCGAAATCCTCAATGTAATAGTGCCGGGCGAAGCGCGCTGCCAGCGTCGCGGCGGTTGTCGAGCCGGTTGCCGTGATCAGGGTGCCGTCATACAAGGACGAGGCGCCGTAGCCGGCCGCCGTCACGGTGCCGGTGACGGTGACGTTGCCGTCCACCCTGAGGGTGTCATTGGACAGTTGCAGGCAGGTATCGCCGCCGTGGCCGTCCTCCACCCGTTTCAGACTGCTGGTGACCCCGACGCCGCTGTTGTCGAGGTGGAGCAGATCGCCGAAGGTGTCCTTCGGCCGCAGAGTAAACCAGTCAGCCACTTACAAAGTCCCCCAGGGTGAGTCCATCTCGCCCCAGGTTTCGGCAGCCGTCCCGGCTGTGGTCCGGCCGCTGGCTGAGGTGATCCGGGCGATGCGAAGGCGCCCGCGCAGGACGGTGGTAACGGCGCCGCCGGATGAGGTGATCGAGGCGGAATGCCAGTAGGTGCCGGCCTCCAGGCCGGTGGTGTCGGCCGGATCGAGCGCCACGGAAAACGTTCCCGACGCCGCCACGGTGACGGTGATGCCGTCGCCCAGGGACTTCTCAACCAGCACGCTCGCCCCATCGGTGAGCTGGTAGGTGATGGTGGCCCCGCTCAGGTCGATTGCGGTCCCGGCGCTGTCGGTGGCGGTGGCTGCACAGGTTTCGCTGTCGCCGGCCGTCATGACGCTGTTGTGCCGCTCGCGGGTCAAAGTGATGGTCATCAGAAGAATTCCGCCCGGATCGGCGCGCTGTTCTCTTCCGCCTGGACCTGCGTCCGGATCTCGCCCAGGGCGGCACCATGCAGCGTCCACAGCTCGGCCCGGCGCGCATCGGGCAGGCCGAAGTCGTCAGCGCAGCGGGCAGCCACGATGTATGTCAGCGGCTCAAATACGGTGTCCGGGATCGCGCTGAGCACCCACGTCACGTAAACCTCACGGTCCAGCATGGCGTGCACGTTGGTGGCAACCTGCTCGACCAGGGCGGCGTCTTCGGCTGTGGCAGTCTCGGTGCCCGACAGGACACCGAGCTTACCCAGCACCCGGTTGCGCAGTTGCGCCAGGGTGTAAGTCGTCATTACGCTTGGTCAGCCTTCGGAGCCTTGCCGCGCCGCTTCGGCCCTTCGTCGGTGCCTTCCGGCAACGCGACATCTTCCTCCGGGCCAACGTCAGCCGCCGTCTGCTGCGCCGCGAGTTCTTCCTCAGTCGGCTTACCGGCGTCGGGGTTCGGGTTCATATCCAGGGTTTCATTAGTGGTTTGCGCCGGGCCGCTGCCCGGCCCCGTGCCGATGCCGGTCGGTCCCGGCGGGCTCCACAGCGGGGCATCGGGCTGGCCGCTGTCGCCGCTGACCTTTTCAAACTCGCCGTTGCCGTCGAGCTTGGCCCCGAGCGACGCGTCACTGACCTCAACCGGCTGGTCCTTCTCGAACCGCTTGCCGCCCAGGGTGACGTACCCTTGTTCGTTCGATCCGGTCCATTTGTAGCTTGGCATTCTCTTCCTCCGTAAAGTGGAAGCACGGTTACGTGTTTCCGTGCTTCCGTGCTTTCGTGTTTCCGTGGTTACGGCATTGAGTAGAAGGCCGTCAGGTACAGCGTTCCGGTCGTGGCACTGGTCGCCGGGGCGGCCTTCACCAGGATGTCGATGGTATCCTCGGCGGTGAACGCCAGCGGCACACCGGTCGCTGCTGTGGCCCGGAACAACCCGCCGGTTTGGCCCGCCGTGCTGGCCGCCACCCAGTAGTCCGGATCGCCGCCGTAGCCGACGTCCAGCGTCACCAGCGGCGTGCCGTTGCTGTCGAGGTCGGGGACCACCACCAGCACATCGAAGACGGTTGCCCCAGCAGGCACCTTGACCATCTGGAACACGTCGTTGATGACGAGCGCCGCCGTGATGGCGTAAGAGCCCGTGGCGAACTTGACGTCGTTGCCGGAGCCGTGCCCAGCCGCGAAGTAAGTGCTAGCGGCGTAGTTCGAAGTATAGGTCGTTGCCATTTTCTACGCCTCCCCTCAATCGCCAACCGCAGCAGTCCACAGAGTCACAATTCCGTGCTGCTTAGAGTTGAAAATCAGCTTCTCAACACCGCGCATTTCCTGGATTGCCACGCCGTGACGGAACTCGTAATCCGTCTCCTGCGTCTTCGACACCGGGCGCTGTGCCCAAGCCACGCCGATTGCCTGCGCGCCGCACAGGTAGGACGCCGCCACGTCGATGTTCGACGCACCCACGCCGGTCACCACCGGCAGTTCCGGCACTTCGCGGATGATCACGCCGTCATAGGTCAGATCCCCGTCCCTGAAGAGCGGGTTGTTGTCGCCCCGGACCTGTGCGTTTTGGTTGATGGTCGCCAAGCTGGTTTTCAAATCTCTGAACGCCAGCGACGGCGCGAACATCACATACCATTCCTCGTCTTCGCTCACCCGAACCGGCCGGATATGAGGATCGGCGGTCTTGGCGATCCGCTTCGCCAAACTGACGGTCTGGTAAATCAGCTTGTCATTGGTCGAGTCGACGTTCGCCAGCGCCGCGCTGTGGTCGTTGCTGGCAATGTTGGACTTGGCCGCGCCGAACAGGTAGCGGTCGCTGTTGGCCGCCAGATAGGTGTCCTTCGTGGCCTCGCTGGTGTTGGCATAGCTCGTGATCGTGTCGCCGGAGCGGAACGAACCGAAGGCGTCGATGATGCCGCGACCGTTGCCGTTGGCCCCGCGCAGGTCTTCCATTGACCACATCTTCAACGCTGCTTTCGCGGCGTTGCGCAAGCCGAGTTCGCTCTTCTGCTCCTCCAGCCAGTCAATGACGACGCCGTTTCTCAAGACATTTGTCGTGATTTTGTGGCCGTAGTTGGAAAGCTGCTCTTCGCGGCCTTCGAGGACGCTGTTTCCACTGACGCCCTGGCCCTTGAGCCGGGTAATCAGCGGAATGGTTACCTGCGTTCCCGGCTTGTTGGTCAGCGTCTCATTGAGGTGGATGATGCTATTTGCATCCGTCCCCATGTAACGGTTGAACCTGTTCCCGCGAATATATTCGAGAAAGTAATCGGAGTCCCATTGCGCGACCGCATTAGCGGAGGCGACTGTCGTGTCAGCCATGGCGGTATCCCGTCAGGTGCTCGGCTCAGCCCATCTTCAGGCCGGGATTGCCGAGCACGGATAGTGGGGGCGGGCCGCTGAAGGCCGGCGCTGGAGAGCGCGGCGCAGCGGCTCGGGCGGTTGACAGGGACGTTGGGAAAGCGGGGAGCGGTGCGGGTGGCGGAGCCGGCGGCGTGACCTGCTGGTACTTGGCGGCATACTCGGCCTCCAGCTTCTCACGCAGCTCCTGCTCAATGCGTTGGCGGTAGCCGGCCGGGTCGCCGATCTCGCGCATGGCGAGGACTTGGCTGCCGACGCGGTACGCGAAGCCGGCCGGGTGGGGATCGGCGAGCATCTGCTGGTACAAAACCGGGTTGGTCTTGACCTGCTCGATGAACGCCGCTTCCTTCTCCGCGTAATCCGGCTTGTTCGCTTGCTCCAGCATGACGCTCATGTCGAGCCGGGCGCGGGTGACCTGTTCGGACACCTGCTTCTCGATATGGCTGAATGCGCCATCCGGATCGGCGAACACATCGGGCCGCTGTGGTGGGGCGGGAGGCGGTGTTGCCCGTCGGCGCCACTCCTCCAGCTCCCGTTCCGCGCGCTGTCGCTTATCCCTCTCGTCCAAAAGAGCCTGGATTGGAATTGGGCCGTGATCCTGTCGTCCAGCCGGCGGCGCTGGCTCTTGCTCGCCCTGCGGCTTCCCGACAAAGCGGCCGTGTTCGTCGCGGGCGCGGCTGTCGGTCGGCTCAGGTGCGGGCGGTTCGCCCGTTTCGGCAGGGACCGGCGTCGGCTCGGGCGTCGGCTCGGGAGCCTGCGCCGGAGTTTCGCCCGGTGTGCCACTCAGGATCTCAGCTAATTCCATGTCCAAACCCTCGTCTCAACGCCCGAAATGGTTGTCATCGCCCCGGCGGCAGGCTCCTTTGGAACGCCCGAATATCCAGCCCCGGCGGCGGGCGTAAGCCTCCAATACCCCAGGCGGAACCTGGAGTTTGGGGCGGATTGCTGTACCATGTTCGCCCGTGTCCTAATAGGAGAGTGGGCTATGGAGATTTGGAAGCCTGTCCTCGGCAACGACGCTTATGAAGTCAGCGATCAGGGGCGGGTCAGGCGGGTGACAGAGAAAAACCGGGGGAAGGCCGGAATGATCATGAAGCAGTCCCCGGATCGCTACGGGTACATGCGCGTGAGGCTCTCTCCCGAAGGGAAGCGCCACCGCCGCGTCCACCGACTGATGTGGGAAGCGTTCTGCGGCCCAATTCCGGAAGGTCTGATGATCAACCATGAAAGCGGGATCAAATCGGACAATCGCCTTGGGAACTTCACGCTTGTCACCAGACAGGGAAATGCAGATCACGCCGTCAAGGCGGGACTGGTCAAGACGGGGGATGAAAACGGGGCAGCCAAGCTCACTGACGCGGCCGTTCGCCAGATCCGCGCCATGAAGTCGGAAGGCATGACGGGAAGGGCCATCGCTCGAAATCTCGGCTTGCCTGCAAGAACCGTTCATAACGTCATCTCTGGTCGGAACTGGTCATCGGTCGTTTAGTCTCCAACGACGAAGGGCGGCCCGATCTGGACCGCCCCTTGGCGAATTCTTATCGGCTAAGCTCGCTTAGCCGAGGTGTGTAGTGCGCGGGCTACTTCCGGCCGAGTCCGCCGTCCGGTCGGGCAACCGCCTTGACCGCGAACATGAAGCCGGTTTCCAGATGCGTCCGCGCCAGCGATGCCCAGCGGCCAGCCTCGTGGTCGCCGGCCGCGCGCGTCGCGTCCTCGACTTCCGCCAGCAGGTCGACCATCTCGGCTTCCTTCGCCTTGATCCGGTTCATCAGCGAGATCTCGTCTTCGGACAGATCGCGATAGCCGGAGATCTTCTTCTGGTTATCGACCATTGTTCGCCCTTTTCATCAGCTACATGCGTCCGCTGTCGGCCAGCGCCTTGCCCGGCGGCGCGGTCGGCGGATTGATGGTCATGTGCGCCTCGGCCATCGTCTTTTGCGCCTGGGCGCGCTTCAACCCGACCGTTTCGGGATCGGGCGGCGGCGGATTGGCTGCGAGGTGCGCTTCAACCAATGTCTTTTGCGTCTGCGCTCGGGTTAGCTCAGCCTTGGCATGGGCTCCGTCGATGGCAGCGATTTGTTCCTGTTCGTCGAGCGAGCTGGGCGGCGGTTCGCCCTGCGGTGCTGCCGGCTCGGGCTTCTGCACCTCCATGATGCGCGCCTGCGCCTCGGCCTCGGCCTTGCCCGCCTGCGCCTCCAGCAGCCGCACCTTGGCGACCTGCTCGGCGTCGAGCAGTTGCTGGGCTTTCGCCTGCTGCTCGGCCTGCGCCTGAGCGGCCTGCGGGTCCTGCCCGCCACCGCGCATCTTTTCGAGGATCGCGTCCTTGTTACGGAGCTGGCTCATCTCGACCAGCGTGTCGGGCGGGATCGGCACGCCGGCCTGAACCAACTGGACGATCATCTCGAACTGTTCGTGCTGGATGGTCACGCTGTCCGGCGCGTCATCGACGATGATATCCACGTCCATTTCGCAGACGTTGTTCTGCACCCCGACGACCTGTTGCAAGCGCGGATCGCCCTGCATCGCCTGCAGTTCCATCTCGATCTGCTCGGGCGGCAAACCTTGGCTCTGGAGCTGCTGCGCGAACTGCTCGCCCGCGGTGATCGGCTTGTTCAACGCGATGAATTTGACGTTTCTCTCATCGTCGGTGACCCTGATCCAGCGCTCTTCGGTCCAGAACTGCCGGATGCGCGCCCAAACGGCCTTGTAGATCGCAATGTTGAACTGGCGTAGCCGGTCCAGCATCGGGCCAAGTTCAATATAGCCGCCCTGCTGCTGCGCCTGGATTGCCCGGCCAGACTGTGAAGCCGGGCTTTTACCCTCCATGGACGCATTAGGCCCCATATTGTCGATTTCAGCCGTCGCGTGCTGAAGAAGCTGGAACTGTCCGGCGGCGAGGTCCGATGTCTGCTGGATTTCAAACCGCTTGTTGGGCGCGACTTCAAGGTAACCGTCCGGCTTTGCAAGCTCCGCGCGCGCGCTTCTCGGGTCATCTACTGCGCCTTTGTCGGCGATTACCTGCCGCATCGTCAGTAAATGCAGCGCTTTTGAACGCCTTTTGTTGATCTCGTCCTGTGGCCCGATCATCTCGCGGACCACGCCATAGCGCGCATTGCCGCGGTCGATGTAGGCCGAGGTCAGGACAATCGGGCATTCCGGCTGCCCGTCCTCGCCGACATACGGCGATGGCCCGCCCTCCAGCTTCACGCCCCTGGTAAACGTGCACCAGTGCCAACCCTCGGCCCGCTTTTCCCACAACTGCACGATCCGCACCCGCTTGCGCTTGGCGTCGCACCACATGCGGTCGTTCGGCCGGTCCTCATAGGTGCCGCTGGTGCTGTGGTAGACCATGGCGTCGAGATCGTCGGCGGCGTCCGGCCATTTCCGGCGCGCGTCGTCCCAGTCCATCCACAGGACCATGCCCAGATAGTTGCCATCCGAACAATTCGCCTCGCGGGCGTGCGGATCGCGGAAAATCCGGTCCCACGGCAGTTGCCGGATCACGATTTCCGGCTGGTCGCGCTTCATCTCGACGACCACTTCCGCCCCCGCCAGCCCTTCGATTAGCAGGTTTTCCCAGACGGACGAGCGCACCGTGTCGTAGCGCGACTGGTCGGCCACAAACCGCAGCGCATCGGTCGCGGCGTGCGCAGAGTCCTCGTCCTGCGGGTTCCTCGGGAACGCCTTGGGGTCGGTGCGCTGCTGCTGCTCGACGCCGCGCAGGAAGTCGATCTTGCGCTTGATCCGGTTGATAACGATGGCCGGCTGGCCGCGCTTGGCCAGCGCCGTCTTCTCGGCGGATGTCAATTGTTTGTTATCGTAATAATCGCGGTCACGCTCGCTCAGCGTCCGCTCGTCGCTGGTCGCTTCCTCTGCCTCCTCGAAGAGCTGCACATACCGCGCCAGATCCTCCGCGTCGTCCTCGACGATGGGCGGCGGTGCCGTCACACCGCTGACCGGCGGAGTCGTGGCTCTCCAGACCCGCGCGCTGGCAGATGAGTGGCCGATGGGGTCGTATGGCATGTCAGGTCGTCAGCGTCTGGAGAGCGGTATTGTCGGCGCGAGTCGGGGCGTAGGCGATGCGGCGCAGCCAGCCATTGAGCGGTTCAGTCCCGGTCGGGTTGCTGTTGCCAAGCCGGAACTCGGTTAAGCCGGTCGGGACTGTCGTTGTGCCGGTCGTCAGAGGCGTTGCACCGTCGCGCGCGAACGCCACGCTGTTGGTGGCCCAGGCGACGGCGCAGCGGGTCGCCACGTTGGGCGTTAGGGTGCCGGCTTCCCGGAGACTGATCTGTGTGACGCCGCCAGTCACGATCAGGGCCTGGGCGTTGCCGCTGTTCCTGGCACGGAGTGAAACCCGGTTGTTGGTCGTGCCGTCCGACAGCAGCCACCCGCCGGCATTCAGGCTCGTCGTGGTGTCGAGGGTGACGAGGTCGGCGAGCACGGCCCCTTGGGCGGCGTTGAACGACGGGATGGCGCTGGTGGCAATTGTGCAGACATCGGCGGCCCGCGTGACCGTCGAGCCGACCGTGACGATCGGCGATGTGGCATAGGCTCCCAGCTCCAACTGGACGTTGGTGCAGCTCCCCGACACCGTCAACGTCAAGCTTCCAGCGGTCGGTGTGAAGCTGAGGCTGACGCGGGCGTTGGCTGCGGTGCCGACCAGCGGCCCGGCGGTCGAAACGCCCGTCAGCGTGATCGTGCCGGTGCCCCAGAATGACAGCGTATTGGCTGCCGCCGCGACAGTGCAGCTCTGCGTCACGCCAACGGCGGAGTTGAGGAACAGATTGGTCCTCGCGCCCTCAAGCAGCAGGCCGCGCGCGGTGCAGACGGTGACGGCAGCCGCCGCCGTGGCAATGTAGGCGGTTGCCGATGAGCCAAGCTCAAGCTGGGCGCCCCAGAGGTGCAGCGTGCCGGTGCCGTTGCCCTGATAGCTGAACTCGCTGTCCGCCGTCGCCATCCTGATAAAAGCCTGGATGGTGCCGCTATCGGCGCTGGCCGGGATGCCGGTCAGGGCGCAGCGATACCAGCCGCTGCCGGCGTCCGTGATGGCAACGACAGGGCTGGCCCCGGTGCCTTCCACTTGCGTCGATCCGACCACGCCGGTTGCCAGATTGAACCAGCCGATAATCGAGTCTGCGCCAGTGTTGAGCATCAGCCGCAACCAGCTCCGGCTTCCGGCCTTGGCATAGACGCTGAATGTCTGGGTGACATGGGTGTCAATGGCGACGCCCTGCAGCGTGCCCCGGCTAGTCGAGCCCGAGTTTTCGGTCAGCGTGTCGGCGGTCGTCGTGCCAAGCGGGTCGGTGACGGTATCGGCCGTGACGCTGACTTGGCCGGCGGTCCAGACCCCAGCATTATCCTGATTACTTGACCGGAGAATGAGATTGGTGCGCGCCGTCGTCGGGTCGTAATCGAACCGGGCGGCATCGGTCGCGGCACTGGTCAGGGTGCCGGCGGAATTGAAATACCAGCCGGCGCTGGCCCGCGTGAACGTCTCCAAACCGCCGAGCGCCATGGTCGAGACGTAATTGTAATCAAGCGTCGGGATGAACGGGGTGCCGCCGGCACTGACCACGGGAGCCGATGCCACGCCCTGAACGCAGCCCCGCACGAGGGCCGTAACGAGGCTCACGTTATTGGGAAACCCGATAGGTCACGGTACCGCTGGTGTAGGCGGTGCAGTTGAGGCGGTATAGCGTGTCGCCCTCGACCTCCTCGGCGATGACGCCGCAGGGGGCGGTGAAGGTCGCGGCGGTGCCGCTGCTGTCGCGCGAGACGCCGGCCCAATTGGTGCCGTCGAACGAGCGCTCAATGGCGACGGTCGCGACGAATGTCCCGCGCAGGCTGACGTTGAACTTGCCGATGGGGCGGAACGAGCTGCTTTGGCCGGTCGCCGTGAAGGTGCCGCTAACAAGAACGGTTGCTGACATTTAGGCTACCTTCCAGGAGTCGTGGTCGTCTGTGTTGCCGAAGGTGCGCGCCCAGCGGTCGACCGGCGCCTTGGGCTTAGCGGGCCGCGCGCCCGCGACCATGTCGTCGAGCAGCCGGCCGAGTAACGCCAGGCTATCGACAGCGTCATCATGCTTGCCGGCGGGGAAGCTCAGCAGCTCGCTGACGAGGTCGGTTGTCCACGGCGCGTTGCGCGGGAAGTACACCTTGCCCATCGCCATGCGGGCGCGGATCGATTGGGCGCGGGTCGCCTTGTCGCGGACGCTGACGAACTGCTGCCGGCTGAAGTACACCCGGCGCTCGTTGGCGCGCTGCTCCAGGAACGGGCCAATGGATTTGAGGATCTGGCCCTGCTCCTCCGCCCAGTCCATCGGCTTCCACTGGTCGGCCAGATCGAGCAGTGCTTCCACCCACCGATCTGACGCCGTGCGCTGCCGCCACAGATCGAGGACGTACAGATTGTCATCCGGATCGACCCCGGCCACGACATGCACCGTCCAGTCGCCGCCGTCCGCCGTCACCGCGTAATCGCTGGCACCGTAGATGTGCAGGGTGCTGCGGGCGGGCGGATCGTTATAAAACCTCATCCAGGTTTTGAGGAAATAGGTCCCGGTATCCGGCGTCGGATGCTGCTGGTAGAGCGCCGACCAGAAGCGCGGCAGGGTGTTGCGCTTGATCCGCTCCAGCGCTTCGATGGGATAGGCCGCCGGCCAGAGTGCCTCGCCATCGTCGCTGATGGCCGGCAGCTCGACCACTTCCCACGTGTCGCCGCCCGCCGCCTGCTGCGACAAGAGACGCCCCTGCAGGTCGTCTTCGGCCATTCTGTGACCGATCACGACAATGGCGCCGCCGGGCATCAGGCGGTTATAGGCCGAGCCGGTATACCAGTTCCACACGGCCTCGCGCGTCGTCTCACTCAGTGCGTCTTCCATCGAGGCAAATGGATCGTCGATCAGCAGGATATCGGCGCCCTTGCCGAGCACAGCGCCGCCGATACCAACCGCGTAATAGATGCCGCCCGCCTGCGTGTGCCACTTGCCTTTGGCTTGGCTGTCGGCCGCCATCTCGACGTTCGGGAACAGCGCACCGTACTCCTGGCCGCTCATGATGTTGCGGACTTCGCGCCCGAAGTCGGTTGCAAGGTCGCTCGTGGCGCTCACGCTGATGAACTGGCGCTTTGGGTTGCGGCCGAGCGCGAAGGCAGGGAAGCGACGTGACGCCAGCTCGCTCTTGCCGTGCCGAGGCGGCAGCATAAGCATGAGCCGGTCAATCTCGCCGCGCTCGACCCGTTCCAGGGCTGCCGCGATCTGGCGATGGTGCGGCGCCGTGGCATAGTCGGGTTTGGTGTAGGCCGTGAAGTCAATGAGTCGTTCCCGTGCAGCTCGCCGTGTCTTCAGCTCCTGCTCCGCCCGTAAGCGCAGCAAGTTCTGCATCGCTGATCTCTGCGATGCTGGTAACGCGGCGGACGGCGACATTTGAACTGCTCAGCCTCGGGTGCATGTACGGCGCGCAATCCCGCGCCCGGTCAGCGGCGGCGGCCAGATCACCAGCCTCGTATTTCTGCCGCATGTCCTCAATCAGGACCTCCAGCGGGGTAACGCCGGCGGAGAGCTTATCGGCTACTTTGCGGGTTTTTTGCGTCAGGGCGCCTGCCTTTCGGCCTGCTCCGGCCCGTGCTCCGCCTCGATTTGTCGTCATGACCAGCGGCTTTGATTAAATTCAGTCACGGCGCGCGGTCGACAATCCGGCGCTTGGCGGCGTCGACCTCGGCGCGCGGCCGGTCCTCAAGGTCGACCAGTCGGTCATCAGCCCCGGCGACGGCGCAGATCAGCGCATCCAGCTTGATTTGGACGGCAATGGTGTCCCGGTTTTGTGTCGCCTGGATCAGGAACACCATCAGGAACGTGACGATGGTTGTTCCGGTATTGATGATGAGCTGCCACGTGTCGGAGTAGCCGAACACCGGCCCGGTCAGCGCCCACACGACAATGACCGCCAGCGCGACGCAGAAGGCGGCCGGTCGGCCGGTCCAGTCTGCGGTGCGCTTGGCGATCTGATCGAACATCAAGTCCCATGAAAAAACCCCACACGGATCGCTCCGGTGGGGCTGATTTCAGCGGCAGGTATGCACGCATACTCCCTATTGGCACATCAGCGGCCCGCACGTCAAGCTTTCTGCAACGTCCGCGTTCAGCGCAGAATGTTGTGGATGATTGCGACACCGGAAACAACCGCGCCGATCACGGTCACGAGCGCCAGGACCGGGGCGAGCCACCTGTCACGATCATGCTTCGCCGCCTCCGCGATCAGCTTGCGCTGCTCGGCGCGGAACTTGTCGGACTCATCGATCAGCTTGCGGGTTTCGGCGCGGAACTTGTCGGACTCGGCAAGCCATCGCTCGATCCGGGCAAGTTGTTCGGTCAGGTCGGGTTCAGTTGCTCCGGTCATGACGGCTCCTCTTCCGGCCCGATCATTTTACGCGTCCCCGATGGCATCTGCAGCGACATCTAAAGCAAGTCGAAGCAGAGCAATTGCGCCTCTGGGGTCCATCCCGCGCCCTCTTTCGTTGCACCACCGCGCGACAGACCAATCTTCCACGCAGCACGAAAAGGCCAAAGGCCATA